GCGCGTGAAGGGAATACGTAAGGGCGTACCCAGCGTTTTTGACGCGCCCCCACACTTAGTGTGCTCGCAGGCCAATGCAATACTCAGGAGGGACTAAGGCCAAGGTCAGAGTGGTAAGGATTAAAGAGCTATAGCTTACAGTGACTCCTATGAACCTTTTAAGTTAGGGCATAGTCAGAGATCCTGGGGCTATTGCTCTTACTACTTACCTCTATGGCTAAGGCACTACCCCTCTGACACTTGATAGTCTTTTTGTACCTTGTTATGTTTGGTCTTGCTGCGACTGGAGAGGGGCTGCCTTGGTGGCGGGTTAGTGCATTGTTGGCCGGGCTAGGTTGATGGGCGCGCGCTATGCTACGACTGCGCACCTGACAAGCACTCTGTGTCGAGTCTTTTTTTTGTCCGTGCTTTGAGGCTGGATAGGGCTGCGCCTCGCCCGGGTTGTGACTAGCCCTTTGTGGCAGGTGCTTGAAGGGTGTTGTGGGATTGGCTTAGTGTGTTGCCTTGATGCTTGAGTCTGGGCCAAGGAGGCCCCTCTAACACCCGTCTCGAGACGCGCGCGCGCGCACGCACACACGCGCGCCCACACACCCACACGCTGTCTCGCCCCTTGTTGCCTCTGACCTGCTTACCCGCGTCCCTTTTTTGTCCCATAGTAAGCTAAGCCATGGAGCCTACGCGTGACCTCTTCTCGCCTGCGCCGGGCGCGCGCGGTCCGGGCACCACGGACGTCCCCGACAGCGCACCGCGCGGCTTTGGCATCAACGTGGCCGCGCCCTCCAGCATCCCGCAGCCGATGGCGCTGTCGATGGCCGGCGCAGGCCCCGCCATCGCGCACGCGGTCAAGGAGGCCATGACGGAGCACATCATGCCCGCCATCACGCACAAGCTGGAGGAGGCGCTTGACGAGATTGCCACGGAGGAGGACATCAAGGCGCTGCTGGAGCTGCAGATCGAACCCAAGCTGCGCGACCTGACGGACATGGTCATCAAGGTCACGCGCTTCCAGAAGGAGACTGGCGAGGTGCTCGACTCTCACGCGGAGCGCATGGACAACCTCTACGACATCATCGAGGTCCTGCGCGACGAGATTCGCCGCGTCTCGGACGAGAGCGGCGCGCTCGGCCAGAAGCTGATGGAGACCGCGCTCGAGGCCGAGAAGGGCCAGCGCCGCATCGCGCAGCTGACGGGCCGCATCAAGAGCCTGTCGGAGCAGCTCGCCGAGGCAAAGGCCAAGGTGCAGCACGAACTCGTGCGCGGCGGCGGTGGCGGCGGCGGCGGCGGCGGCGGGACCGCTGCCTTCAAGCGCTACCAGCGCGACGCCGTCGAGCAGACCGTCGTCCTGGCGTCGTCCTCCGGCGGCAGCAGTGACAGCGGCGACAGCGACTACGAGGCCGAGCCCCCGGCGCCTGCGGCCGCTGCGGCCGCCGCGGGGCCACGGCCGCGCAAGCGTGCCCCGCCCCCCGCGGCGGCTGCGGCGGCCTCATCTTCGTCGTCTTCGTCTTCAAGCAGCTCTTCGTCGTCGTCAAGCCACGGCGCGCCGCCCGTGGCCTACGCGCAGCTGGCGTCCAAGGCGGACAAGGCGGCCACAATCATGATCAAGGAGCGCCGCAACACGTCCTACTGCATCAAGTGCGACACGGTCTTCGGCAGCACCACGGAGGCTGTTGAGCACTACAACTCGGTCGAGCACCAGGGCCTGCAGAAGTAAGAATGACTAGGAAGGGAGGGGGGTGGGAGGGAGGGCGGGTGTGTACAAGCAATGACAAGCGCTCGCAAAAGAAAGTCACTGTTCACAGCGTTAGGCTCTTCAATCTTCTTTTGCCGCATTAGCTTGCGCGCAGGGAAGAGGTACTTGAGGCCTTGGTCGGCAAGCGCGCGCTGCGCCTTGCGGATTTGCGCTCGCTTGGACGCGCAAAAGACACCTGCCGGCACCTTGCAACGGTAACGGTGCCCCATTGTCAACGGCTCTGCAAGTGCTTCGAGGTGACTATAGAGACCGTCCGAAGCAACTTGCCCTACTCTCTACTTCACCTCGAAGCACTTACTCACACACTAACCAAAAACTCACTGTCTGTCAGAGCTTTTTGCCTTATCGTTCAAGATGCCGCGCGTCAAGCAGAGTAAGCCCAAGCACATCCCGAGTGAGGCGACGTCAGCTGACCCCGCTGCAGAGGCTCCGGCCTTTGCGCCTGGCGTGGCAGATGCCACCGAGCCTGTTGCCGCCGAGGGCGCGGCCGAGGTCAAGCCCAAGAAGCCCCGCGTCCCCAAGGTCAAGCCCTGCCAGAGGTGCGAGGAGCGCCGCGCGCGCGAGCGGCAGTATGCAAAGAGCAGCCGCCTTCGCCTTCGCCTTGCAGCTGCTTCTGCTGCGCCTGCGGCTTCTACGGACAGTGCTCCAGCTGCAGACATTGCAGTCGACGCAGCGGCGCCGTCGCAGACCGCTTAGAAACCCCTCTCTTGAGGGCTCAATCGAACGTATTGTCTCTGCATACCAAGAGAATGACCCATAGACGAAGCGATGGCTCGCGCCTGGTTCGTTGAGAGGGCTGTATTGCCGTGTACACGCTCGGTCACGAATGCATGGCGCAGCGAGTTGCTGGTGACGGGCCTGCCATGAAACGCGTGCTGAAAGACTTGTGACTTCCACTTCAGGAACCCACTGGTAGAGTAGGCACCACCAGACAGTGTTGAGAAGAGCCAGTTGCGGGGCTGATTGGCCACAGACCTTTCCACCATCTCAACAAGTTGTGGGGGCAGGTTTCGCTCAAGACGAGGGTAGTAGCGCGCTGTCTTGTGGTCGCGAATGATGAGCTCACCCGACCCGTCATCGCGCACCATCATGTAGTTACCAGTCATCTGCGGTCCGATGCGGATGTGAGACAGGTCACTGCCGCGCAAGGGTGGTAGAGCTAGTGTTTGAAACGCAATGAGGAGCGCAGCCTGAGAGTCTGGGTCTGTGCTTTGCATGTGCCGATGAGCGTCCATCCACTCGCGAAGAGACGCAGCAGCCTCAATCTCGCGGTGGGACGAAAGGTTATCGTCAAGGTGTCCGTTAATTATATGATGGCAGTTGGAAAGGGCGTCAAGCCACTGGCGATGTGGCGTCGCAACATGAGGGTCACAGCGTCGAAAAAGACGGTGTTCCTCGCCGCGCTTGAAGAGGCAAAGGATGGCGGCAAGGTGGGGTCGCTGCACAAAGGGTGCCAGTCGTTGAAATCTCGGTAATTCCCTTTCTGGGTCAAACATGATCTCTGACAGTGTCCTCGAGCCACCACAAAGCTTCTTCACGCCTCGAACGTGCTTGCAGTAAGTGACCTTGCTCTTTGGGGCAATGGACGTTGACGCGTTGATCAACTCAAACCATTTATCGTCCGACGGTGGTGCCATCTCTGTGACGCTAAGGCGGTGGGCTCTGTTATTTGCAACACTACTCGTCCTCCTCCTCGCCAAAGATGGCGTCGCTGCGTGAGAGGGCGCCGCCGCCGGTCATGCTGCGGCCGTGCGCGGCCACGGGCTCCGCGCCCGCGCCCGCGCCCGCCGCCCACCGCGAGGCCTCCGAGGCGTTGCCAATTGTGATGCGGCGCTTGGACGCGGACTGAGGCGGCAGCTCAATGGCCACGCTGCTAAAGGCCGAAGGGCTGGGCGCGCCCGTCTCCTGCGGGTCGCGCATGAAGCCGTCCGGCTTGAAGCGCTCCTCGTCGCTGCCGCCGGCCGCGCCACCGCTGTCACCAGCCTCGCAGTTCTCGAAGATGACGTGCTCGGCCGACAGCGTGATCATGAAGCCGCCGCCGACGTTCGTCCAGTAGGCCGGGCGAAAGAGCAGGTGGTGGATGATGGAGTTGCGGCCCATGTCGCCAGGCCCAATGAAGCGCACGTGGCCAGCGCCAGGGCCCGCGAAGCTCGACGCGGCGTGAGGCAGCGTGTCGCGCACGATGGGCATGCTGCTGCCCTGGAAGTCGAGCGCCGTGTGGCCAGTGACCATGGAGAAGCGCGTGGCCTTGGTGGGCAGCGGCGACGTGCGCGATGACCACACGGCGTTCTTGACGTACTGGCCGCGCGGGCCATCCGCCATGACCACGGACTCGATCTCGAGCGAGCGGCCATTGATGCGCAGCTTGAGGCGCCCGTCGTACAGCGGCTCGCCGCTAGCATTGACTGGCGCCAGGCGCTTGGAGCGCTTGAGGGAGATGGCGCTCGGGTTCTTCTTCAGGTAGTCGCCCTCGGCCGCGCCAAAGAGCTTGGTGCTGTTCTCGACAAGAAACTTGTCAAACTCGCGGTCAAGCTGGTCCAGGCTCTTCCAGGTGCGCTCGTCAAGCTTGACCGTGAGCGTCAGCTTGTTGGCGGCCTGGATGGAGGCCAGCGTGGTGCAGTCCATTGGCATGTCGATGGCGTAGGAGGCGAGGGGCTTCTGGCCAGCCGTGACAAGCTTGTAGGACGTCTTGTCCGGGATCGTGTCAACGTAGCCAATGCGGTCACCGGGCTTCATGAGCTTGAAGCTGATCTGGCCCTCCCACGTCAGCGGCAGCGCCTTGACGACGCCGGCGTTCCAGCTCATTTTTTCCGGTGGATGATGACCGTTATGTCAGATGACGCGTCGGATGACAGTCGGCTGACGTTCCGGGGTTGGCAGTTTTGAAGGAATTGGGCACCACGGTTGCCAACCCCGCTTTTGCGCAACCCCGCTTTTATCCAACACGACTTTCTGTGGTGGCTGCTGCAAGGACTGTTGGCGTCGTGTTTTCCACGTCTACAGAGCTGACACAGGTGCGGCCGCAGCACACGGAGCGCACCCTCTTGTGGTTGGCTGCATTGAACAGTGGAAGCACGAAACGGTAAAAGATTAGGAGCACAACCGTGAAGCCTGTCCCAACACCACCCGCAACCAATGTCTGGCTAGAATCACCCATTTTACACCTACTCGGTGTAATGGCGCTCCCACCACCGGGAGTGGCAATTCAGGCGCCAGCGGGGGCGATTCCGCCGCCTTTTCAAGGCACGGCGCACACACCTAATTACCCAGATGTGCTTGACCCTCACTGGGTACGACTGAATTCGGCAAATTTGAACGAGGTAAAAAATGGAGACTTTATGTTTGAGTATATGCCACAGCGGCCTAATCCGTTAATGCCTCATTTGCCAGTGAATCAGCAACGCGGATACGTGCGTTCAATGTGGTTTGACCCACATAATCTCCATAGACCTGAGCTTCTTCGAGTTTTGAGGCGGCACGAATGGATGGAAGACATGGGCTTTGTCATGAAGTTTATGCCAAACCCAGCATTGCGAGCACAGCTTGGCGTTGCTGAACAGTCACCAGATCCTATTACTGAGCACAAGGCCATTGGTGGTGCTAGGCTTGTAAGACACCACAAGATGGCTGGCGGCGACCTTGGTGATGACATTCGTCGCGCCCTTGATCCTAACCGCAACGGTCTTAACGACTCTATTCGCCACACGGGCGACGTCCTAGGGAATGCGTTTGACCCTAACAAGAACGGCCTTGCCGCCGCTGTCAATTCCGTTGGTGACAAGCTCAAGGCTGTTGACTGGAATGCCGTCAAGAACAAGCTTGGCGATGGCCTTGATCCCGCCAAGAATGGTGTCAGCGAAGCCTTTAACAAGTTTGGTGGCGACGCCAAGAAGGCCTTTGAAGACCTAGGAAACAAGATCAAGGAGTCCGCGCAGCGCGACAAGGCCAAGCTTGACCAGGCCTTTGCGCCCTTTGTTGCCGAATTTACGAACCCCAACAGCGACCTCGCGAAGTTTGTGCAGTCTGCCGGCATTCCCATTTCCGCGGATGATTGGAAGAGGAAGTTCGAGGATCCTGACACTTACTTTACCATCCTCAGTGTTCTAGTGACTGCGGCAGCATCCGTCTGCTCTGCGGGGCTTGCGGGACCCGGTGTCTTTGCGGCAACACAGGCTCTTATTGCTGGTGCCAAGCTTATCACAAAGGCCGCCACGGGAAAGCCGATCGGGCCCGAGGATATTGCTGGAGTGGTCACCTCTGTTGTTCCTGGCGCAGGCGGCGGCGCGGCAACGTCGTGGCTCAAGGTGGCTACCAGCGCAGCCTCAAAGGTTGGGACATCGCTTGTGAAGGACGCAGCAAAGAATGTCATCAAGTCAAACAAGGACGGTCTTATCCAGATGGGCCAGACTCTTGCCACCTTGTCGAGTGCGGCAACGCCAGCCGCTCCTGCCGCAGCGTCTGCTAACGCCGATTACAATCTTGACGCTGAGGATGGAGAGCCCGGCGAAGGGGGAGAAGATGTTGCAGACGGACCCAGGGAGGACGTGCCTGAGCCAGGCCCTGCCCGCCCTCCCGAGGAGCAGGCCGCGCTCGACCAGCAATCAAGCCTATATGACCAGTTTCTTGAGGAGACGAAAAATAGCGACCCCAAGCCGACGTACGACGAGTGGGAGGAGGCTCATAATGCGGCGAAGGGCGCTCCTGCGGCAGCCGCTCCCGCTGCGGAAGCGCCACCTGCAGCCGCCGCAGAGGCACCTGCCGCAGAAGCGCCTGCCGCAGAAGCGCCTGCCGCAGAAGCGCCTGCCGCGGAAGCGCCGCCACCTACAGACCCAAATGCGCCATCTGCTGGTTTTCCAAATCCATATTCTAGTATGCGCATGGAGGGCGTTGGAATGCCACACTCACACTCACATCAGTACCCCTTTGTCCATGATCACCTAGAACCTCGAATTTACGGCAAGCACCCCTTTCTCCTCCTTGAGGCGCGTGCCAGGAGTGAGGGAAGGAAGGCGCGTCTTGACACGCTTGATCCATTCTTTTTCGAAGGCCAGGGTGGGCCATCCATGAACCACAAGCCCAACCCTATGCTGGGGACCGGCAAGCGACCTCGAGAGGCCATTGAGCCCACTGCGGCAGAAGCTGCAGAGGCCAAGGCTCGGGCTGATAGCCGCGCTCGCGGAGCAAAGAGTGATAGCCACTTCAAGAATGTCGAGGAGAGAATGAATGCCCTGAGCCAGGAGATGTTTGGAAAGGACGCTGATGAGCTCGATGATGACGAGAATGAGGAGCTTGACGCTGCCTTCCAACAGCAGAATGGCTACACCGAGAAGGGCAGCGAGGGCGAGGACGGAGAGTCCATGTACGCGTCCGAGTCCGAGGAGGAGGAGCGCACTGAGGTTCTTCGAAAGCAGAGGCCAAGCGCCAAGCAGGCTGCTAGGGCAAGCAAGTATATGAGCAAGCTCAAGTTTCCAGCGCGGCTGGCCAAGTACTATGCCATGCTTCCAAGCCAGAAACGTCGTTTCAACCAGGCCATCCGCGACCGCCGCGCCCAGCCTGGCTATGATGTTCCTACAGACGAGGAGGACACTGAGTACGAATTTGACGATGAGGAGGACAAGCCGGTGTTTCAGCCGAGCAAGTATTTCAAGCTTAAGGGTGGCGCCATGACTGGTGGTGCCACGCCAGCTGAAAAGGACGCGTTCAGGGCTAAATTTCTCCCACTGCTTAAAAAGTACAGACAGGAGTCGATTCTGATTGTTGAGGAGGAGAAGCGTTTGAACGCTATCCGGCAAAGGGCGGAAGGTTTTAGTCGCACTCCTGAAACTGACGCCAATATTCCTCCTGCACTCATGAAGGAAATGCGTGACCAGCTTGCAAAAGTTGTCAACATGGAGCGTGATGCTGAAAAGACAATGAACGAACTCGCAAGTCTGATCCACTACACTCCTGCCAATATTGCAGATGAGGCGTCCTATGAACTAAGAAATATTGACCCGTCAAAGCCTCCTGGTTCTATGGACCTTTCGTCACTCATGGCTCTGATAAACAAGGACCGCGCGTCTCACAAAAGGGACCAGGGCTATCTTGAGGCCTTTGACAGGAACCATCCAAGGGCGTGAACACTAAGAGTCGCCATCCTCCTCCTCGAGACTGCCGCGGCCACGGCCAGACAACTGCCTCTGGCGCTCAACCATGAGCTCGCGCTGCCTCTTCTTGCCCAAGACGCGCAAGGACACAGCCTCCTCTGCAGCATCCTCCTCCTCGGCCTCCGCGGCCGCGGCAGCCTCGGCCTCCTCCGCCGCGGCGCGCTCAGCCTCCTCGCGGTCGCGCATGAGTTTCTTAAAGAGGTCCGCGCCCGCGGGGGGCGGAGGCAATGGCCGCGCCGCGCCCGCCACAGAGTGAGCGTGAAAAGGCTGCGAAGGCGAAAGCACAATGTGCTGCACGCGGTCCGCTGACCACACCCCCAGCGGCGGCGAGTGGTTGGAGAAAAAGATCACGTGAGGCACCTTAAAGACCTTGAGCTTGGACTGGTACTTGGTGCTCACGAGCTGGCCATTCTTTAGCTTCTCGGCCACGGTATACAGGTCCTTCAGCTGCAGCAAATCCACGGGCCGCGCCAAGTCAAAGATTGCGATGGGCTGGCCCGTGTAGGCAAAGGCGCAGTCCGTGATGCGGCCATCAAGCTCGATGGCGCCCATGGTGCGGCAAAGGAAGGTTGACAAGCGGCTCTTGCCCTCGCCGCCCACAGCGTCCTCGATCCAGTAGATGTGGCGGTCGTGCGCGGGCCCTCGCAGGATCTCAACAAGGCACGACTGCCATGGCCGCAACACGAAATCGTCACTCTCAGGCACCTTTGGTACCACGAGGTCAGCGAGCTGCGTGATGCCGCTGGCGTAGCGCACGAACTGGCCCGGAAAGCGCTCGGCCACAAGGCGCACGCCCTCCATCGGGCCATTCTCGCGCAGCACCTCACGGATCTCCTCAAAGTCCGTCCTCTGTCCTGGCGCGGCGCGCACGGCGCTGCCATGCGTCCAGCCCGCGCGCGCAATGAGCTCGCCCTCCGGGATAGCCCGCAGCGATGCGTTAGAGTGGCGGTCAATGTGCATCTTGCGGTCCTTCAGGTAGACTGGGCGGCAGCTGACATTACGCGCCCAGATCTTGAGCGCGCTCTCGCCGTCCTCGTCCTCGTCCGCGATGGCCTCGCCACCCGCCGGTTGCGCCTCTGGCTTTGTGGTGAGCCACTCGCGGATGGCTCCTGCGCGCTGCTGGCTTGCAAGCTCCAGATACGCCACGAAGCGGAAGCCGTCAATTGCCGAGCCCTCAAGCTGCCCAACACCAAAAGACACAAGGTCAGAAAGCTCGCGTGGCATTGGTGATGGCGAAAAGGTATCAAAGTCCGTGTCGATAATAAAGCACCACGCACGCGAAAATCCACTTCCCTCACCCTTTGAGTGTCGGCTGTGACTCGAGGACGAGGCGCTTGATGACGACGAGGAGGATGATGATGAGCGAGACATGGTACAAACGGCGCAACTAACGGTCTACGTCACGAACGTCAGCTGACGGGGAATTGGGAATTTCCCGTGGGGCGCAACGCAAGTTTTGACCTTCTAGGCGCCTGGATGTGCAACCCCGCTTCGGTCTACCCCGCTTTTGCCCCGTGTCACGGATGTGTCACTACTCAATGTCGTCACCCAGCACCAGAAAACGGTCGTTATCGTTCTCGTCGTGCAGGATCTCGTCAAAGAGCTCCTCCATCTGCTTCTCAGGCTGGTTATACTCGCGGTTGAACATGCGCACAATAATGTCCCAGTCCTCCTTCTTGTTGCTCATGATGGACAGGAAAAGGTTGTCCATCTTCATGACGGAAAACTGCATCTCACACCCGAGGTCGCTCAGGACCCAGAGGCTGTCAGAAATGTAGTTGCGCGAGATCTTGTCAACCTTGTGCTCGTAATTCGTGGCAAAGTACAGTGGCTGGTCGGACGCAAGCGCCGTGCGCGCCCAAACGGGCAGATCCTTCAACGCCTTCTCGTACGTGCGCTTCGTCATCTTGCGTCAGCTGACAGTGTCTGATAAGATGCGCACGTCAGCAAAGAGGGTGGAGATTGTGACGGCAAAGTACAAGGGTGCTGTTGGGCGAAAGGTCAAGACGGTGTCTGAGGCCCGGAAAATTTTTAACGACCCGCGTCAGGAGTTCTGGAAGGGCCTGCCGCCGCCGCGGCACCGCGAGCTGGGGTTTGCTGAACTGCCTGGTGTGGCAGAGACTGCTTCCAAAGGAGGCTTTGCAAAGTTCGTCTTTAATCCAAACGGCAGCAAGACCTACATTTACTACGCAAATTCGTCTTGACAGTCACTCAATACCACGTGATTGTAGACGAAATCGGCCACAATGCCGGTCTACAAGAGCAAGGCGCAGAGGGAGGAGGCGGCGGCTGCGGCCGTCGCCGCCGCACCGCCGCCCCTGGCCACAATGCCGTACACTGCCCCAGTCCAGCAGTTTACTACCATGACAGCGCAGGAGATTGATGCCGAAATCGAAAAGGCGTTTAAAGTCTTGGATGACCCTTCAAAGACCGCAGTGCAGAAGAAACGTGCACAGGACTACCTTCGGTATTATGCAAACATGAAGACGCTGCCGTACAAGAAACCAGAGCCCGTAGTGGAGGGACCAAATCAAAACGAGGTTAACATGAGGTTAACAGGCAAGGCTATTGCCCGATTCAATGGCGTGCCTGGGTCTGAAGGTACGGGCAAGCGGCGCGGCCACGGAGTCAAGGGCGGTTACGGAGTCAAGGCGCCTGCGCGTCTTACAAAGGGAACGGCACCCGCAAAAGCGTTCATGGCCCGTCTGCGAGCCATGCGCAAGTGTTAGTCAGTCTTTCGTCAGTCGACATGGCACAGCCTACGCCGACGTCAGTCAGTGAGGACGACTTGAAGACGATGCACGCCATGTCGAAGGAGGTCGTCAACCTTTTTGCCAAGGAGCGCGCCCGCGCCAACGCTGATTGCTTTCACGAGTCTGAGGTGGATTGGCAGCTTTCGCTTACCGAAGTTCCTGTCACGCTCCTGAGCCAGCCCTCGATCCAGCACTGCGGACCCATGGACGCCGTCTTCTTCATGCGCATGACCGAGAAGCGCGCCGATGGCCAGGAAAAGCTCAACGGCCGCGTCTTTCTTGCGCCCATGATGGTCACAAAGACCGGAGCCTACCACGTCCCCTTCATTCTCAATACCTGGCCAGCCATGCGGCCCAAGTGGATGTCCGGCGGAGGGTACAAGCTTGGCGACCCTTTAGGCGCGGAGGCAAAGAAGGACGAGGCCAATCTTGCCTCCTTCTTTGAGTGGTGCCTTGACTCCTGCTCGATGAACCAGATGCCAGGCCTGGAGGACGAGGACGAGGAGGGCGCGCCCGCCGCAGAGGACACTGAGATGAGCAACGCCGCCGCGGCCGCCGGCTCCGCGTCCGCAAAGGAGCTGGTTGAGGACGAGGGGGAGGACAGTGATTGAACACAACTGCGCCACTGCCTCCTTTCGCGTCAGCCAACTGTCGAAAATGTCATTCAACGTCGGCGTACAGATCGCTACGGCGAACCACTTCATCGGTCTCGCCACGGCAGTGCAGCGCGAGGAGATCCGCGCGGGCATTGCTGACGAGGATGCGCGCCGAGCCTTCTGGGTCAAGTTTATGCTGCCCAAGCTCACCGAGGCCTTCCTGGACCAGGTGATCAACAAGCCCGGAGGCATGCCCTTCACGCTCGAGGGCTTTGATGATGCCAACGCGCCCCCGCCGCACACTGTCCTCTTTCAGTCCTTTGCCCATCTCTGCACGCCCCTGCGGTCCGTGGCCTCGCGCTTCGTGCCCTACCAGTTCCGCTTTATCCTGTGCAAGAGCGCGCGCGAGGTCCTCAACAGCACGCTCCAGACAGACAATATGCTCCGCAAGGACGTCTTTGACAGGGGAGGCTGGAGTTTCTGGATCACCGAGACCGGGTTCTGCATCTGCCCCCAGACCCTTGTCGATGAGCTCGATGACCTGGCCGCGCTGCGCTCCGCGTGGCTCAAGACCCGCGACGAGTACGAGCTCGCGCCCGCGGAGGCCGCGTCCGCGACCGAGGCTACAGATCCCCTTCTGGCACACCTCCCCACTCTGCCCCCGGCCCTGGAGAGGCTCTCGGCCGCGCTCGCGCCAAAGTGAGCTCCTCGCGCCGCGGCAAGGCGTAGCTCCCGCCCTTGTAGTGCAGGAAGGCGTGCAACGAAACAGTCAGGAGGTGCGTGCGCTGCGCATTGCGCTCCCGCGCCGCCCGCTGAAGAAGCCTCAAAATTGCCCGGTAGCTCTCATCAAAGGTCCCTTCGTTGTCAGCCTCTTCTGCGATCTTTATGAACCCCTCTTCAGGCCTGCGTATACGAAGCATTTAGATCGCCTGGTTGTGGGAAGTTGTGGCGGATGTAGATCCAGCTCCGTTTATTGCTGTAACAACAGCGTAATAATACCTCAAACCAGTTAGGCCAGTTTTTGTATAGGAGTCAGACCCGGTTGCTGGGGTGATGGTAATCAAGCCACCAAATGCAGAGTAGTTTTTATCTATGTTAGCTCCACTCTCGTAATACTGAATGGTGATGGAATCGGCGAGTGTATCCGTTACGCTCACTGCCGCGCCATTCAGTGATGACACAACAAAGCTTGTTATGGAAATAGTGGGCGGAGCATAAAACCGCGTGTCGAGCAAGGGATTCGCCGAGCCCACTCCGTTCGACGCATTCACAACAATCTTGTAGTAGTTGTTGAGGACGGTTGTTCCACTGTATGTGTAGGTCAGAAGGCTGCTTGTCCCGCTCGCAGTGTCAAGGAGGGTCGTTGGCGTTGCATTTGCGTCGCCGTAGAGAGACACCGTCGTGGCATTTATAGAGCCTCCTGCTGCGTTGGTCCATGTCCACGTAGGCTGCGTGCCGCCCGTCCAAGTAAATGACGACAAAACCAGGACGGGCAGCGCGAGAGTCGAGGTGTTCTTCTGCGTGTTGCTGAAACTCAGTGCCTGGTTGCAGTAAAGGACAAACCTGTAGTACGCGTTCAGAAGAGTAGCACTCGTAGATGCGAACGTGGTTGTTGGTGGCGTGTAGCCATACCCTGCCGGCAAAGACCCAGTCGAAATGAGCGTGGTTGGTGTCAACACGTAGGAGATGATGACAATGCCAGAACCACCAGTGCCGCCATAGTAATAACCCCCTCCACCTCCACCACCACCACCACCGCCTGTGTTTGGAGTCCCGTTAGCTCCACTCAACAGTGTAGGAGAACCGCCACTTCCTCCACCACCCGTCCCTCCTGTTCCAGCTGTTGCGTTACTTCCACCCCCACCTCCACCCGCAACAAGATAGGAAGTACCACCAACAGTATATGTTTGACCCGCTCCACCATTTCCGCCAGTGTTCTGGTAACTATCTGTTCCATTTCCACTCATACCACCTCCGCCTCCACCTGTAGCATACACACTTGGAGAGCCTAGTCCACCGTTTCCACCCACACTTCCTGTTCCGCCTTGACCTCCATACCAACCACCACCACCACCACATCCACCGTTTTGTCCATTTGCATTTGCACCAGGCGTAGCAGAATAAGACCCACCACCACCACCACCCACTGCGGTAATCCCGTTAAACGTTGAAGATCCGCCGTTTCCTCCTATGTTGTTACTTGTTTGACTGCCGCCACCACTTCCAACAATAACCGGATACGCACTTGCTGTGAGCGCAGAAGTAATCACAGATGCAGCACCCGCACCGCCTCCACCCATACAGTTTACAGAACCTCCAGCACCGCCACCACCAACAACTAAAGACGTTACGGTTATACCACCTGCCTTTACAACGGTAAAGGCCTCTGAAAGGACTATGTTGGTGACCACACACCATCCACCATCACCCCCAACAAATTCAAATGTGAACTGCCCTGTAGATGCTGATGGTGTAAAGGAAATAGACGTTGTTGTCCACTGCGTTAAACTGGCTGTAAACGTTCCAATGACAACATTAGCGTACCTGACTTGCTGAGGACTTGTAGCGTTTCCACTTGAAAGGGCATGAGAGAATGTTACTGTCATTGATCGCCCTATAGGTATTGACAGCGTTGGTGAATACATTTGTTGTGGTGCTGGGTAAAATCCACCAAAAGATGCTGGGGCACCAGATGGTGTTGTGATCGACACCGAAGGCGAAAGAACTGTTATGCCACCGGATCCGCCAGATGGAGTCCATGTCCATCCATTCCAGGTAGGATAGTTTTCATAGTTTGTTACACTGCTTTTGGCAAAGCTTTCCGTCAGCGCCGCAGTAAAGGTGTGCGTCCTGTAGCCATTGTAGTCCGTGATCAGGCCGCCCGTCGCAACATTGTTGGGATTTTGAGCCGTGGAGAGGCGAACAGCCGAAAGAAGAACAAGAGCATTGCCTGCGTTTGCTCCATTACCCGCTGTAAAAACGAGCTGACCACTTGAGCTTGCAGTTGTAAAGGTTGTCTCTGCCGTTAGCCACGCAGTGGATGAAAATGTTGTAGTTGAAAAGATTTGCACTCCGCCATAGGAAACAGTCAAGATATTTGGAACATTTGAGCCTTGGTTATAGGAGTAGATGAAAGACAGCGTCACTGCTGTCCCACTTGAAATTTGAAGAACGGGCGACGTATTTGTTGAGATGTAAGGAGTGTCGGTAAATCTTACAAAACTGAACAGTGTTGGCCCTCCTGCTGCCCCATTCACGTTTCCACCTTGCTTTGCAATACCTCCGTTATTATTGCCTCCAGCCCAAGTCCAACCATTCCACGGTGGATTGAAGTAATAATCAGTTACTGCGGTGTTGTTGAAGTCTTCAGTGAGCAGCAACGTGTCGAGCGTGTCGCTGTAGACCTCGTAGGTCAGCGTGTCGGGCACAGACGTTGGGGTGGTTGAGCTTGAAATCGTCCAATTCCATGTTGGCTGGGCAAGCAGCGTCCCAATGCCCTGGTTCCCCCAGGCAAACGAACTAAAGGCAGCCGTCGCGTCCGAATTGTACTGGGCCGTTGAGGTGAAGGTGGTTGACCCATTCGCCAAGAGAATGAGCGTGTAGGTGTCGCCACCAATTGTCGTGAGCGCAGACGTGTTCACGGTTGTGCTTGAAGCTGCAATTGTTGTTGGGCCTGCGACTATAGTGCCGTTCACGCCATTTTGCCTTATAGTGTACTTTAAGCTCGTCACCGTTGCGCCCGTTGATTGCCACGTCCACGTGGGCTGCGCGCTCGAGCTGCCGCGCGTGCCCAGCCACGAAAAGCCCGTAAACTGAAGGGACGGAGCGTCATTCCCAATCTGAGTTGTCAGAGGCGTCTTTGGATACAGGGCGTGAAGCGCGTCAAATGGCTGGCCCGTTGGTGACGACTGCGAAAAAATCGAGGGACCCGTAGGGACAAAACCAATCAACGGCTTTTTTGAGGGGGGCAACCAGTCCCCGGCAGACGTCACGGCGTAAAAGGACGACATCTTTCCACTTCAACCCTTAGCTGAGCGAAAATGGCTGATCGTCGTGTCTTCACGGAGCCAGAGGCACTTGCTGCTCTAATGCGCACGCGGCGCATTTATGCTCGCTATTTTAGCCGTAGCGGGGCCGTGAGGCCAGGGCCAAACAATCCCTTGACCAACGGCGTCCATGGCCCCTTGAGCGCGCAAAGCGTCTACAAGATCAGGTACGTGCTGCAGCAGGCCCTCATTAAAAGGTTTCGCACGTGGAAGGCCATCATGGCCGATCGCCACATCCGCAACATGCCCTACAGGCCCGCGCGCCGCAATCGATCCGTTGCCGAAATGGACGCCAGGAGGGAACTTGCGCGCGCTCGCATGGCCGCTCCCCCCGTCTCGCACCACAAGCAGCCAACTGGCCAGGCCACGTTTGATGTTAATTTTGAACGGCCTGCAGGGGGACCCAACATGGCGCCGCAGGCCAATACAGCCATTGGGCGCGCCACCCTCATGGGCCGCGGCGCTGGAGGAGGCCCCCCTCCGCCGTCACCGGATGTGTTTCTAAGAGCCGCGACACAGGCGTATGAAGGCCAGCCTCAACAGATCGATCCGTCGTTTGAGCTAGTGAACAGCACGCCTACAATGAAGATTTACATAAATACAGCTTTAAAGCAGGTGCTCGTAGGAGTTCGCGGGACAAAGGATGCAGCCGATGTTGCCGCAGACCTTCAAATTCCACTGTACCGTCTTGAATATTCGAACCGGTACCTTACAGATCTAGCAGTCATGCGGGCAGTTAAACAGCAGTACCCAGGATGGACGATCTATGCCGCAGGCCATAGTCTGGGTGGGGCCATTATTGATCTCTTTATTCGCGACGGCCTTGTTGATGCTGCTAGATCGTATAATCCAGCTATCCAGCTTCGTAACCAACAGGCAGCAAATGAACGCATCTACAATAAGAACGATTTGCTGTACAAACTGGGGTCTCCTTTCATGTCGAACACAGCTGATGTCCGAAGTGATTCCGTGTCACCTCTAACGGCAATGGCGTCGAGTCTTCCGGGAGTGCCCGGCCTTTTTGGACGCTTCGCAAGAAACGTCGGGGCGCACAGCTTAAACAAGTTTACCGGGGGTGCGAAACCTGATGAGCAGCCAGGAGGCCGCGGCCGCGGGCCTTATGACAGCGAGAGCGAAAGCGGCGCGAGCGAGGACGAGAGCGGCGCGAGCGGCGCGAGCATGAGCGGCGGCCGCCGCGGCTTTAGCGGCCAGGCAGCGCTCGTGCAGCGCTTGATTGGCGAAAATGCCAGGTGGTGGCACACGGCCGGCCTGCCGCCGAACGTTCAAGTTGGCGCGCCCAACGCAAGGCCCAACGCCGCTCGCGGCGGCCTCTATGCCCGCAACATCACGGACGCGATGCTCGCAGCGGATCCCTACGACGACACTGCCGGACAGCTCGATTTCATGACGCGTGCCCATGTCAATAATATCCGCGACTTCAAGCGCCGCCAAAACCTGTATCGCTTTACCGCGGGCCCTGGCGACCAGCACGCGGTGCCCTATAACCTCGGAAACGCAGAAACCAGCAACTTCAATATCAACCGCCTCCTCCGTTTTCCTGGCGGGGCTCCGCGTCCCAATGCTGTTGCAGACGCCGTGAACAATCGGAGTGGCTACCGGTGGCTCCTCAGTCGTTTCAGGACACCAGGCACCAATTTGGCCGGGTTTTTCCAGCCTGTGCCCTTGCCCGCCTTTCCGCCCGCGCCGCCCAGACCCGGGGCAGGCGCGGCCGCCGCGCCCCCGCCACCTCCGCCCCCGCAGAACCCTCCGCCTCCGCCCCCGCCACCGCCTCCGCCGCCTCCAGCCCAGGGGCCTCCTCCAGCGCCGCCGCGGAGAAGTGCTCGACCCAGGACAGGACCGGCTCCAAGGCTAATTGAAGGCGAAGGCATGCCGCAGAAGGTCACAAATTACCGCCGCATGATGCTCCGCGGCTCCGACTCCGAGTCTGATTGCTCAAACTCGGACTCTGAGCCAGAGGCCAAGCGCCCGCGCCGCCCGCTCCACGCCATTGAAGTGGGTCGAGGGAAGCCTGATGAGCTTGGAAAGAAGGTTGCCGACTACGCCTTGACAGAAGACGATATTCGGAAAATGGCAGGCAACGTGCCAATCTACCGCTACCCCGACCTTGCCAAGATGTCGAGCCCTGACGAAATGTTCAAGGGCGCCAAGGCCGCAGTCCTTCTTTTCCTGACCGACAACAAGGACACTGGCCACTGGCTCACCGTCCTCAACCACCCCGAGGAAATTGAGGTGTTCGACAGCTTCGGGGTAGGTGCATGATAAAAGTGGTTATGAGTGTCAAAATGTTTTTTGAATGGTACGAGCAAGTGCTTCGAGGTGAAGTATAGTATCGGTCCCGGCGCTTCGGGCGATCTCTTACTTCACCTCGAAGCACTTTCTCCCTACCATTCAAAAAACATTTCGACACCCTACTCGACCACTCCTATAATCCTGACCCTACCTTACCACTCCCTTTCCCGACCCGACCCGCAGACCCCGATTGACGGCGACCGCAGTTGGATGACGGAGGCAGAGCTTGCCAGGTTTAACGAGGCTACGCCGCTCCTGAAGGATTTGCTTGCCAAGGGCGACAAGCCCGTGATTCACAACAAGACCAAGCTTCAGAAGGATGACGCGAGCACTTGTGGCCGCTGGGCAGCTGCTCGCATCATAAATTCAGAAATGCCAATGGAGGAATTTGTGTCTCACATGAAGCGCGGCTCTGGGACGCCAGATCAAAACGTCACTGCCTACACGTACAATATCCTGCACAAGTAGCACTGTAGGAAGCTGCACAAGGAGTTAGGATGAAGCGTGACCTATATGGGTCCGCCATCAGTGCGGGTGTCGTGACTAGGAGAAGCGACGGGAGCGTTCACTACGACACAAACGTGGTGTGTAAGACTACTTATGAC